GCCTGTACCTGCACTGGTGTTAGCACCTAACCAACAGTTAATACCTGCTGATTGTCTTGCAGTACCAACTGCACCTGCATTTTTCGCACCATTTTGAAAAATAGATGTTTCAATATCGTTCTTCAAAACACGAGCGTTTTTTGCGAGAAGATAAGCTGACATTGTAGCTAATCCTGCCGAGTCGACTGCATCTTGTGTACCAGTAACCGCAAATGATTTTGCACTGATTTGTGTGTTGTTGTTTAGTCTTGTTACATCTGACTGAGCGGTTGCATTATATACCTCACCCTCAAGCTGAGCATTGTTTGCTACAGGTGATGCGAGTGTGTCTTTTAACCACTCAACCTTTGTAGAAGATGTAGAGACTTTTTTGATAGCTGACATAAAAGGAGTCTCAAAAGGTGAGATGTTAGAAATTACATCGCCTAGATTTTCCTTAGTTGTTTTGCCAGCAGTATCAAATGATGTTTTACTGTTTGATAATAAAGCCATCGTTCTTTACCTTTCTAAAGTTAAGTTATTTTTAGTTTTCAAAAATAGACTTTAGAATGTCAGTTGCATCTTCAGTTTTGCCAGTTTTTTTTAGCCTTGCCATCTTGTCGTCTGCAATTCGCTTTTGTTTAGCTTCTTTGCTTTGAACAACACCGCCTTTTACAACTTTAGGTGCATTTTGTACCTTTTGTTGCACTAGACTACGCTTGCCTTTCAACTCGTTAAATTTCACCGCCATATCTACAATTTTAAATACTTTGTGATTGGTGATGCCTCTCATTTCTTCTTCAGAAAAACCTTGTTGAGTCAAAAATGACCTCATCTTACCCTTGACTTGCTTTGCAGTGTCAGGGTTACGCATCTCAGGCATTTCAAGTAAAAGTTTTTGGTTTTCACTTGCAACATACTTTTGCATTTCCTGATTGCGTGCTTCAGTTAGTTTCTGTTGCTCTTGAACCAACGCTTGTTTCTTTTGATTAAGATAAAATAGTTGTTTCTGAGCTTCCATTGGGTCGGATTCCATTAACTGAGCAATGTTTTGTTCTTCTAAACCGAGTTGTTGATTGGCAAGAGTGATAGCTTGATTAGCCATATCCATTCGTTGATTTATTTCCTGATTTTTTTTATCAGTTTCCTCTCTGAATGACTGACGCTCTATAGATAAACTTTCAGTCTTTCGCCTATAATCTGAATCTCGCTGATACCCTGCAACTAACTCATCTTGATTGACCTCATACTCTACGCCATCTACCTTGACCCTAAAGGTTGGTATAGGTTGAGCATCTTGGGTTTCTTCGATTGCTTGTTGTTCAATATCTGTTTCTTCCTGTTCAGCATGAGATTCAAGGTCAGCGTCAGTTACAACATCGTCAACAAAAGCATCTGGTTGTTCTTCGACTTGACCAGTTGCGTTCTCAGATGTTTCGCTTTCGCTTACCTGCTTAACAGGTTTTACGCTACTCTCGCTTGTTGTTGGCAATGCGGTAATATCTTCACCCTCACCTAACAACCCCACTATTGCATCAGTAGCTTGCGTGGTACTTAGACTTTCCTCACTCATGAGTTGTCCTTTCATATTCAGCTTTGCATAAGTGCAAAACCGATTCTAGAGTTCCATATCTGGTTGACCCTAAGAATACTTAAAACTTTTTAATATCTTTTAATGTTTGTTTAGCCAGTTTTCCTGTTGTTACATATTCTTCAAGATGTTTCTCAAACTGATTAACAGTATGATACAACTCATAACACTTACGCCTTGCGTCATCGTCTTGCAATTTCGTGTTAATCATTTCGTTTAAATAAATTTGTTTTAAATCATTAAACGCTTTTTTTAGTCTTTCGTTTTGTAACAGGATTTCTATATCCTGACCAACCTGCATCTCTTGATGCAGTTTATCTTCATCGTGCATAAATTACTTAGGTAAATTAAATCGTGCTTGCGGTATAGATTTAGGTAATTCTGTATTGACCTGCTGTTGAGGTTGTACCTCAGGTGCGTCAATACTAAATGATTTCATCATTTCTCGCATTTCTTCTACCGCTAATTTAGTTCTTGATTTTATTTCCTCTTGGTTAATATCTTTGTTGCTTTGTATTTCCATGCTTGTTATGTCAGACTCAAACTTTAATAATGCTTTTTTTTTTTTTTTTATCATTTTATCTCTTTGGAATTTAAGGTCTGCTTGCTTACGCTGATTTTCACCCTGTATTTGTGCAAGACTAACTTTCTCAAACTCAGTTGGTGGTTTAGGTTGAGGTTGAGGTAATTCTTGCGTTGATGGGTCAAGGAAAAATTGTTCTGCATCTTGCATACCTGCGGTTTCAACCATGCGTTGTAGTGTTGTAAATATCTTATCAAGATTAACTAAAGGATATTGTGGGTTGCCCTGTAATCTTAGTGCCTGTATTTGACGCTCTAATATATTATTTAAGAAAAGCATCTTTCTATCTTCATTGCCACTACCTAAACCTGATGTAATTGTTATGTTGCATCTATCACGCCACTCATAAGGTTTGTATGCAATAAATTTATTTGTGACCATCACAACATCGTCTTTATCTTGATGTTTAACAACCACCTCAAATATTTTTTTACCTAAATCTTTAATACCAGTGTTTGCAAATGTTCTTGCAAAAAACTCAATACGAGATTGTGCTGAGTTCATGACTTGATTAAGACCAGTCGATGTTTGCGAGTTTAATGCATCTGTATTCAAACCCATTGATGTTTTAGATACACCTGTTCTTTGCTCTTTCAGTTCATCGTAATATTTTAAAATAGGAAATGCGATGTCATTTATTGGTTGAGCAGGCAATGATGATACCGCCTCTTGCGGTGAACCTTTTACTCTTACAATCATGTTGGGTCTGTTTGTTAAAATATCAGATATGTTTGTCAGACTATCGTTTACAATTAATCTGTTGTTTGACAATCCATAAATATTGTCATTGATAGACCGCATGATAAATGATTTTACAGTTTGCACATCTTCAACCATCTCAGCTATTGACCTACCATAAAATCTATGAGGCATAATGATTGGTGTTAAACTAACAAAAGGCATCGTATCGTATGGCTCATCATCAAGCATGATTGCACCATTGTTGCCTGCAACTGTTACTTTGCGTAATTCTGCTTTACCTTTACCCTCATAATCACACTTGACATAACACTCATAGATTTCGACCTCTTGAGTTGCGTAATCTAAATTATTTTTTTGACTGTTTCTGTCAGTGTCATCGTGCCTTGCTTCTTCTTCACTATTGTATTCAGACTCGTATGCACTTGGTATAGTTTCAACTATATCTTTATCAAAACCTAATTCTAATAATTCGCCTCTGGTTTTTCTGCATCGTTGAGCAACAAAGTTTGCAGTGTTTATACTCTTTGCTCTGCTTTCGATTAAAAATTCCTCTGGCGGTATGCCATCTATTCTGACCTGACCATTCCTAATAGTGCGATGCACAACGATGTCATGTTTTTTTGGAGCAGGAACACTTTGCATCATACCATTGTCAATCATCATGCCATCAGGTGATTGCATCGGTGGTGATGGTATTTGCATCATACCATCTGCATCAACCTCAATACCCTCAGGTATCATGTCTGTATCTATCGTTTCTGTATGTTCGATAACCTCAACATCGTCATCTGCAACTAACTCAGTAAACTGCTCATCGTCTAGGCTTTCGTATTCCTCACGCTCTACCTTGTCTGATTTTTCCCAATATATTTTTAAAAAACCATTTTTTTCAATAAGGGCATCTTTAATCATGTTGTGTAGCAGTACCCAACCCTCATTCTTTTTATAGAAAATATGATTGATGTAATCTGATGCTTGTTTTGCGACCTCTATATCCTCTGCACCTACTGGCTCTGCTCTGAACAACTGATTGCTTGCAGTAAATATTTTCATAAGTTGTGCCATAAGGCTCTCAACTGCATCAGCAGTATCGCTTGATATAACCTGACTACGACCCTCAATCTCGTTACCCATTTCTGAGCCAAGATAATATTCTACTGCTCTTTCACGCTCTTGCGATAATGTACCACCATAATAACTTTCACTGGTGGTAATATGATTACCGATTAAATTTTTTAATTCATCTTCGGTAATTTTTGTATTTTTTCTTCTTGCCATAAATTAAACTATTCCTGCTGAGTTATATTCTAAAGGTTGTGACCAGTCGCTTGTACGCATATTGCCTACCGCTAAACCAGTTCTAAGTGCATCAGCACAATGACTATGCTCATTATGCAAGGGTCTATCCCTAAAAATATTGTGCCTGCTATCGTAAACTTTGGTATAACCTTTTAAATGGTTAATACCTAAGGCACACATTCTCTCATCAAACCAAAAATTATCGAATTGATGTCTTACTTGAGCGATGCCATCTTGTATCGGTATCTTAGGTGCTATATCAATGTTATTGATGCCTAACTCGTTTAGTATCTGAAACCTTGATACACCTAAACTTAAATCTCTCACTTTGATGTCATGAGGCATAACAACTCTTGTTATGTTGTATTGTTTCTTATGTAGTAAGTCGGCTAGATATTGTAAACCCTCACCGCTATATTCTTCATACTCTAAAAACCTGTATTCATGTCTGTTGCGTTGAACATACCATAAACTTGTCATGTCATTGATACCGATGTCTGCATAAACCTCAGTCTCTAGGTCAACATCTTCATCAATTTGTGCAATGCGACCCTCATCGTATGCTTTCTGCACATACGCTCCGTAATATGAGCCACTGATGTTTGCACTAAATGAAACCTCAAACTCTTGCTCGTATGAGTCCAGACCCATAATCTTTTTAGCCTGCTCCAACTCATCGTCTGGTACAACTTTTGTTTCGCTGACTGGTAATAGTAAACCTTGCCACTCTTTACCGCTTTCTTCGCTTATTGCGTGCTGATAAACTTTATAAAAATAATTCTGTAGCTTTGGTGTACCGATAAAAACGCATCTAGTCTTTTCACCATTTAATTCGTTTCTATCAACTAATGCAGGTCTAATAATTTGGTTAAATAATTCCTCATTAACCATTTGTGTTTCATCAATGCAACAAAAGTCAATGGCACGCCCTCTTAGACGCTCACCACCATCATTTGCACCGACCAACTGCATACGACTACCATTTGAAAACTCACAACTGAGTTCAGTTTTGTTAAAAACTACATCAGGTATGTTTTTCGTCATAGTTTGCCAATAATCAAAATGGATTGCTTTACCCATGCTGATTGTTGGAGTCACAATATATCCACGCCAGTTCGGTTTCTTGGTTTTCAATGCCTCTCGTATCATGTGCATTGTAAGAGCCAAACTTTTCCCAAATCGCCTATGACAGACTGCCACCACGAAACGATGTTTGTCTATTAAATCGTGTAAGACTTTTTGATAAGGTCTAGGCTTATAGGGTATAATAATTTCTTTTGCCATGTTACCATGCTTTACAACTCCAATACCTAGCGGTTAGTTTACTCAAACCCCCCTTATCGCACCCATGCCTTGCACGAAAACTTTTACGCCTTGATGGAATATTTTTTTTAATTTTCATATTGGCATCGCCAAATCGTATCATTTTGACTTTGCCATTCTCTCTTGCGAGTACAACAGACTTTTTACCGCCCTTTTTTGAGCGTTTAGGTTTATTATATCCGCTAAATCGCTCACCTCTATAGGTGATAGCCATGATTACTACCTACGAAAAGGATTGTAACCACTATTCATTAACTGCATAGCTTCTCTTTGAGTAAATTGACCGCCTAGAGTGTTTTTAAGATTTTTCTTTACAAGTTTTCTTAACATTTCTCTTTCAGTCATTTGCCCACCAAACATTAATTGTTGCAACTGTGCTAGTTCTCTTTCAGTAAATTGGCTCATTTTTTCTTACCTTTTTTCTTAGTTTTTTTCTTATCTTTTCTTTTACTGCCTTTAGCAGTTTTTTTCATTCCTCGCATTTTTTTAACCTTTCATAAGTTTTTCGTTTTAAGACTGTTGCCTCGTAATAATCTTTTGACCAGTGTTTATAGAAACCCTGCTTTTTAAGAATATCACTAGCACTTTCAAGTTTTTCGTATGATTGTATTAAAATCATAAGAAACTCATTATCTGACTCCCAGTCAGTATTTTCTAAAAAATCTACACTCTCAATATCGGTATGAGGGTGAGATGCCATTAAATAAACATCTTTGGGTACAAATACATGATTGAGGGCATGAACATAATCATCAACCTCATCTGATGTAACCTCTAAGTCAGGGCAAGCAATAATACAAATATCCTTGCCATTTTTATGAAACCTATTGCACTCTACAATTATGTTCCTTATTAAATCCTCGCCATCGTCAACCACCAAAATTTTAATTTTATCATTCTTTCTGGCGGTTTTTGCATAAGGGCAAACTGGTTTATTGCCAAGCAAAGGGTTAGGGTGTTCAAGAAAGTCCTTTGACCAAGACAAAATATCCTGCTCAATAGTTCGCATCTACTTAGTCTTTTTTCTTTTACGCTTTGCCTTGTTTTTTTTACTGTTTGGAAACCCTTTTTGCATATCTTTGTATGCTTTAGCTGAAATTGTGCTTTTTTTCTTTGGGCGAGATATGCCCTTGCGTTTCCTACGATTAATATTTTCGTATAGGCTCATATTTTACCTCTTTTTTAGTGAATTGTTTTAGATTTATTTTGTACTGTTATTTTGTCAGACAAACTTTTACGAAATAAAATCAATTTTTTATTTCTGATGGTGTTATCAAGCAGGTCAGCAAATTCCTGACGCTCAATATCAGATACAAACCCCCCTACTGACAGGATTACTAGGTCAGCATCATCATCGACCAGTATATTGAATAGATAATCATTGCGTGAAAACATATAAGAAACCTCTCTGTGTGTGTGACAACCACCCATTGACATTGTACCGCCACGATAAATTTTTATGGGGGGGGTGTATTTTGCAAACCCACCTTAGAATGATTCTAAAGTAGAAAAATGGCTTAAACCTGCCATAAAAGATGTATATAAACGAAATAC